GTCTTCCAAACGGTCAACAAGTTCTACGTCAACGATGTTGTACTCTACAAATTTCTGCCAATCTTGAGTATAAAAATCTTTAAAAGTTTCAAACTCAGAGTGATCAAGTTTCTTTTGTCCCAGTTCAACAAAAGCAATATGATCCAATCGATAAGATTCTTGGTTTGAATAAGTAAACTTCTTATACAAATCCAAATAGTCTAATACTGTAATACCACCAATATCATAAACAATATTTGATCTCCCATTAAGAGTGACTTCACCTCTAGTTAAAAGTCTCCATGGAGAAATTCTTCTGGCATCACGTTCGCCAAGTATACGATCAATACGACCACACAAATATGGTATATCATAAAAGGAACAATTCCATCCAGTAATAACTTCTGGATAATTATTTTCCCAATAAAAAAGAAATTTATTCAAAAGGTCTTGTTCACCATCGCAAGGAATATAAGTTACATTCTCTTGTTTATTAATAAAAGGTTTAACTCCCCAAGTAATAATTTTTTTCGATGCATAATCTTGCATTGAAATGGTCAACAATTCTTCAGCACAATCTCTTACATTTGGGAATCCATTCTCGGATGCAACCTCAATGTCAATCGTGCTAATTTTAATTTTAGTGATATCAAATTTAATTTCATCTTCAGGATACTTGTCAGAAATATACTGATAGATGAAACGATTGTTTCCATAGATGTCAAAATTTTCAACATCTTCATATTTTCTATAAAACTCTCGACATTCCTTTACATAGCCAGGCTGAATTGCCTCGACATATTTTCCATCAAGAGTTTTATATTTTGTTGGTTTTTGAGATAGAACAAAAAGAGTTGGGCAATATTTTTCTCTGATTTGAAAATGATCCCCGTTTTCATAACCACGAACAAGAAATTCGTTTCCGATCAATTGAACATTAGTATAAAATCTCATTCAGTAGTCATTCTCACATACTTATCTAGTATGTTATCAGAAGGATCGTAAATTGTCAAGAACTTATCAGAAGACATTAGAATATCTGATTGTTTGCAATGTTTTGGAAACTTTGACAAATACTCACCATCCAGTTGATATGGATTGGTTAGTCTGCAATTAGGCATACCATAATCTGCTGTAATCTCTTCAATTTCAGAGATTATGTAAGTTCCATTTTCAAACAAAATACATTTGATTACACGATCTTCAATTTGTTTTGGCTCTTCTTCCAATTGCTCATTCATGTCAATCATTTCATAATCATCCATAATGTTCTCCTATAGTGAAAGTTCTTTTACTTGCTTAGATGTTATATAGTCTGAAAATTTAGTTAGATATCCATTGTTTCTCAACTCTTTAAAAACTAAATTTTCAAGAGAAAATTCTCCACCTTTTCTGATTGCTGCCTGACGCATCTGTCTAAGTTTTTCTTTCAAACGTTTCATTTCAATAATATCATTAGATTTGCCAGAAATAAACAAATCAATTTTATCCATTATATCTTTAGTTTTTTTCTTCAAAAGTTTAGTATCGACTTCTGGGTTTTCATACTTTGGCTGTGCTAACCATTTGTTATATTTTACAGAATAAACTCCCTGATTTGATGGTCGTTCTATTCCTTCTTCTTCAGCATATAATTCTACATCATGCCCATAAATTTTAATGTTGTGTGTTAAAGCCCAAAGTTGTTTTTTATCTCTCAAATAATCATCAATAAGATCAGGACAATCTGGTAATTTATTTTTATCAACAACTAAATGCAAATCAATATCAGAGTATTCTGTGTAATTATAATTAGCATTACCACCAACGATAATAACGTCTTTAATTGAATTGGAAGGTATGTTAGCAAAATCTGCCCATGCCTGTCCAATTCTAATCAACTTCATTTTGACTTCAGGCTTTAACTTATCACCAGCCCATATTTTTTGATTCAGTTGATCATGATATTTAAAAGTTATTTTTTGTTCTAGAAATAATTCTAAATTCATTCCCCTCCATCCCCGCCAGCACTAGATGACGATCTTTTAGCCATTGCTTTTCCAGCTGGTATTTGCTTTCCTTTTACATGATGTGATTTTGCCATTTTATATGAAATTACTTTCTCAATATTACCAACTGCCGATTCAATAAAATGCTGGAAGGTTTTCATTTTTATTTTTATTTATAGATAGTCCTTACGTTGATGATGCTCTGGAACTATCTTTCCAAGTACAACTCTGAGTAACCCATCTTCAAACGTGACTTCGCGGACTTCTGTGTCGTCGGATAGAGTCCACGCTCGTTTAAAACTTCTGCTAGCCACTCCCTTGTGGATAAACGTCCTATCCGATTCTGTATCCGCTTTTTGTCCCTCAACAAAAAGTTTTCCATACTCTGTGTATACATGAACCTCCTCCTTCTTAAATCCAGCAAGTGCAAGTTCTAAATGAGATTCGACATTATTTATTTGAATCAAATTATATGGTGGATAATTTGTCGTTGTTTCGTGTAGATTAAACATACGATCAAAATATTCATCCATCCCAATGCTATTGCGGGTGATTCGTTCCATCAAAGCAGGAAGATCCGCAGCAGTATACCTTGTGAGGTTAGTCATTATGGTAGCTCCTTTAAAAGCGAGTTTGTGTTTTGTGAACCCTTACGGCGTTCATTAATATTTATAGTACAAAAATAAAAAAGAGGTAAGGTGTAAACCGTACCTCTTTTAGGGTGTTCCGACTTTCGTAGAGACCGCACGAAAGGTCTCAAATATATTTATCTATTTTTTCACCAGTCATCCCACAATAAAGTTGTTTATGATCAAGAATGTCAAAACAACCAATTTTACTATAAGTAAGGTTTCCATGATTTAAATTATGTTTATGTAAATCATAACTTAAATTCTTTTTAAAAACCTCTATATTTCCATTAAAAGTATGTTTCATAAACTGTAAAGCTTTATCTTTAGTAGTTTCCCAAAATTTAGTATTATAAATCGACCCAAATTGATAATGATATGCTAAGGAAACTTGATAAACATACATTTGATAAAGATATTTGTGATTTAAATCAATACGAGAAAGGTCATTTAATTGATTTAAATAATTAGAAATTAAAATTGCACAATAATGGGTATAATACAAACTTAACGCTTGAAGTGGTTCAAGAAAAAATAACCTATTTCCATTTAATGCAATACGTTTATGTGTAATTAATTCTTTTGCATATCTAGGTTTCCAAGTAAAACTTGAACGTATGTCCTTATTAATTTTATTTTTTACTTCGTCATGTGTTATATAATCACTATTATAAAGATAACCACATTTAAAAATATTTTGTTTTGGAAATGGTAATCCAAATTGCCAACCATCTTCAGTTGCCATGTGCAGTGTATGCACAGGATCATAATCTAAATTATCTACAAATGTTACTGCAGAATCTACGGTTTTAAAAATTACATCTAGATAATTTTCTTCATCTTCCCATCCAGAGCAATTAATAACAAAATCAAAAAAATATTCATCCAATTTAACGCCAAAATCTTCTGGCGTTATAGAAATTACTTTTTGTGGTATGTAGTTGACAAGTTTTCTTTCACTCAACTCATTATGAATAAAATCATTAAATATTTTAGTTTCAAAATGATGTGCTGTTTTTGTTAAAAAATTATGGTGAAATGTTTTACCACATCCCCAATTGACAAAATTTATTCCCATTTTATATGAGAATATATTTTTATCAACCATTTCATGTATGTCTATTTTAAGAACATCATAAACTAGTTCCCATATTCCAGGAGTTGTTGATTCTCCAACGTTAATATATGGATTTTCTGGATCATAAAAAATAGTTACATCATGATTATTTTGCAACAATACCAAACAAGTAATAATAGCAGAGGTTCCTCTGCCAATAATAGCGATTTTCATAATTATACAATAATAAAATTATTTTTTTTAATTTTCTTCTACTTTTCTCTTTTTACCAATATTGTATTTGGTTTCTAAAGTCCACTCATCTTTCTCTTTATAAGAAAGTACTTTAATTTGATTGAGCGGAGCAATATCAGTAATTTTATCAACATTTACAATCGTAATTAATCCCCAATCAGCAAGCAATTGAACAATACGATTGCGACGTTGAACATCATTCACAGTCAGGTTTGCATGTTTGCCATCAAGTGCAAACAGTTCTTTAAAGTGAACAATATAATACTTTCCTTGTTTATGAAGAATGTGGCACGACTGATATAAGGTTTTTTCTTTTCGACTAGCTACACCAATACGTGTAAGTGTCTCACGAACCTTAAGAAAATCATCAGGTTCATTAAGAATAACCTCAACCATTTGGTCGGGAGTCCACTTTACTTCAGGTTCAGTTACAACACTCATTTTGATCCTCCAACATCAAGTTTCTTTTTAATATAATCGAGCTGTTCCGTTGTAAGAAGTCTCAAAGCTTGTTGAGCTTTTTCATTACTATAACCATAGTAAGATTTGACTGCATCAAGGTCTTTGATTTTATCTTTACGAAGCCAGGGGGAAAATCTTTTTCTTTTCCTCACAATATTTATATAAAAGTCATATTGCAACTTTTTATCTAAACCAGGGTACATATTCATTTCATTTGCAAACATAATGCAATCAATATGCCCAGACATACATTTATTAATAATATATGGAGGATATTCTTTTTTTAGAGTTGGATCACTATCAATTAAATTATCTTTTGTTTGATTAATAGAATTTAACCAATCCTTTAATTCTGTTTTCATTTAAAACTACATTCAACCATCAATTCAGTTAATGCCGCTAGGAGATTAATTTCTTGATCAGCCACGAACGCAATTTGATATTGGTACTTAGCAATAATAAGAACGGCAGCAGGGATAGACTGGGGTTGAAGACAACTATAACAGGCGTCATAAATCCCACGCAGTAAACTAGAAGGATCGTTGTCCAGGTTTCCGACCACCCACTTTCGGACTTCAGTAAAGTTTTTATCTTTGAGATAATTGATAAGATCATCTGTTTTTACTTCAGTAAATGATGCTAATATTCCACTATCAATTTCACCACCAACAGAATAACGTTGACATTCATTCAGTACTCTTCGCCAGTCTGGGAAGTGTTTGTGGATAAGCTCTGCAAGTACTTTTTGATCGAATTTGATACCTTCTTCATCCAAGATGTTTTGTAAACGCTTGAAGAAGGATCCTGCCAATGTGGCTTTTTCTTTTCCTTTAATTGAAAAATCAACAACGGCGCATCGAGAGTGTAGTGGTTCGATGATTTTGTTTTTGTAATTGCAGGTAAAGATGAATCTACAATTGTTAGCAAATTCCTCAATAGACGCCCGTAAGAGGAGTTGAACATCTGAGGTTGTATTGTCTGCCTCATCAATGATGATGACTTTGTGTTTAGCAGTTGACGAAAGTGATAAGGTCGAAGCGAAGTTCTTCGCATTGTTTCGGACAGTATCGAGGAATCTACCTTCGTCGGATCCATTGATGACATAAAAATCTACTCCCAGTTCATTGCATAATGCTTTTGCAACTGTGGTCTTACCAACACCAGCAGAACCAGCAAGAAGCAAATTTGGAATTTCACCTTTATTTAGAAAATCTTTAAAAGTTTTCTTAATATTTTCTGGGAGAATACAATCTTCAATTGTTTTGGGACGATACTTTTCGACCCAAAGAAAATCATTACGACTCATAAATTTTATACCCAATTAGGTTTTCGTTCTGGCATACGAAGATAATTAGATGCAACCCAAGGTTTGGATGCGATATACATCTTGTAAGCAGTAAAAGTGTCAATGCTTGTGTCAAGTTTATACTCATCTGGCATCGCACGAGCAAATGGAGTTACTTCTGTAATCTTCCCCTTAGGAAAAAGGTAATAAGCATCTACAAGAGTTTTGTAACAAGAGTGCGTTTTATTATAACGCAGAGCATATTCATCTGCAAGGTTCATCCCCCACTTGATCAACCAATAGGCATTGTGGATACTATCCATTGCCCATTTGGTACAGGGATGATTACGAAACGCACCCTTTTCAGTTCTGTAGGGAGTGCCATCAGTCTTAGGGAGAGTGCCGTAGCTATGACCCCATTTTTCAGATGCCACAATGGAAAGCATTTGGCAGCATTCCAACGGCATCTTGACGATGTGTTTATCGGGGAGACAAACGGCACTTTCGGCGGGCCAAGGAGAAGTTACAAAGATGTTCATCCGAAGGTTGAATCAGGTTCAAGTGCAATGTAGTATACCAGATCCATAGCGGTATTGGCAAATCTTGCCATTTGAGGAGCTGATACGACTACTTCATACTTACCAGGAAGAATCTTCATATTTTCAACTTTAAAGTTGAAGACAAATGTAGATTCAGTTTCACCCACATTAATTGAAAATTCATTAGAAGAAGAATTCTCTTTATCTCGCACCAAGAGATTACTC